TGGCATTGGATATATTGAAAGGCCGCAAATGCATGGTCTGGACGTTCATGGGGAATGCCCGGATGTACACCGCGCTGAAGTATTACGGAGACCGCCTCTCGCAGGTAGGTCTCTTTTCTTTTAAGGTCGACGCGACCGGGACGATTACCGAATCCGGTGTGGCCATCAGCGACATGCTGACGTACATCAACAAATATCCGCACATCACGTGGCTGCTCACGGTTCGCAACGACGGCACGTCGAGCGTGTTCACCTCTCTTAGTGAGAATGCCGACGGAGCGCAAGACAAGTTTCTGACGGAGCTGGTGCGGATCATGGAGAAGTATCCGTGGTGCGCAGGCGTCGACATCGACCTTGAGCGCGGCGGCGATTACTCCACACACGCAAAGTCGACCGCTATGTTCAAGAACATCTGGAACACGGTGAAAAATTATGACAGCACGAAGAAGATCAACATCTGCCTGCCGGGCATGAACGCTGTCAACGGCTCAGTCGGCGGTGAGAACTGGTGCGTATACGCCGACCTGAACCCGTACTGCGATACGGCAGCTATCATGAGCTATGGGATGGCGTGGGCAGGCTCTGCGCCCGGTCCGGTCTCTCCGAAGGACTGGCTCGACGGCATCTACGACTACGCAGTCAAGGCGATGACGCCGGAGAAGGTTTTTATGGGACTTCCGGCTTACGGCTGGAACTGGCAGATCTACGATACGCCGGAGAACCTCGGCAAGACCTACCGCGGAACGTCCAACACCTACTATGCCGCGAAGAACTGGATGACGGGCAAGTACAACTTCACGGACGACGCCGCTCCACAGCCGTTTATCCCGATCCTCGCGTACTGGGACGATTACAACAAGGTGCCGTACGCCTTTCCGCAGGTCTACGACTTCGCGGAAGGTCAGGACGCTTCGAGTTATGACTATCCGCTGATGGACGGAACCTATAACCGGCGCAGGTATCTTACCGCCTACAGCAAAACGCAGAAGACCTCGTTCGGAACCGTCTACGTGGATCATGACGGCACGCCGGACAGCTACACCGGCATCGTCTCCTCGGAGAACGGCATCGCCGTCATGGGCGACGCGAGAGAAGCGGCCTACAGCTTTTCCATTTCAAATGCCGGAACATACGACATCGCCGTCCGGCTCTGTTATCCCTTCTGGGACAAGAACGGCATCTATGTCAGCATTGACGGCAGTCAGAAGCATTTCAACGAGTCGCGGCTCTGGTGGCCGTACTGGCGCAGCACCTTCTGGACGTGCCTCGCGGACGGCATCAGCCTGTCAGCCGGAACGCACACCATCACGGTTTCGGTCGATGTAAAGGGCGTGCAGTTCTACGGATTCCGCGTCTGCTCGGCGTTCAGCGAGGAGCCGTCAGCCGGTTCAGCTTCGTTTACCCTGTCTCCGCGCCACCTCATCGATGTAGACGGGAACGAGTGCCAGCCGGACAAGGGCTTCAAACTCACCTGCGAAATGCTCCGCCGCAAGCCGGACTCCGCGCTCATCTGGTACGAGGATTTCGAGGACTACGGCATGCTCGAAACGAACTACTGGCAGACGCTGTCCGGCTCATGGAAAATCTGGCGGTCGGACGAATACTCCGAGTCCAGAGTTTATTCGCAGCTCGACGGCAGCGGCAAGTTCGCGTGGAACTATGACGGATTCAAGGACGTCCACCTTCGGGCGCGTCTTGCTTTTCCCGCGGGAAGCACCGGCAAGGCGGGCATCTTCTGCGGCAGTTTGTTCTGCTGTCTCAACTACAGCAGTCAGACCGTGGAGCTGTGGAACGGCAGCACCAAGCTCGGAAGCTATTCGCAGTCGATTCAGCAGACGGCGACCGCAAGTCTCCGCACTGATCCGACCACCTACACCATCGAGATGCGGATTCGCGGCAGCACCGTCAGAGTTTACTCCGGCGCGTCCAACACGCTCCGGTTCACGGCGACGGTCAGCGGATTCTCCGGAGGAACCGCAGGATACCAGTCAGACCAGAGAACAATCTGCGAACTGCTCCGCATGGGCGATGCTTGGACGTATGAGCCATATGAACGGTTCGATGTCACTTTCCCGGACGGCTCGGTTACACAGTACGGCAGAATCAGCCGGAACAATGTCACCTGGGATGACGAGTTTCAGGTGTTCACGCTGACCTCGGACATTGAGGAATCCGCGACACGGTCTGATTCCATTTCGATGGACTACGAGTTCTACCACTCAGGTCAGCTCGACCTCGAATGCGGGAACGACTACACCGTGACGGTCACGCCGAAGGACATCGACATCTGGATCTCGCGCCTGTTCCTCGGCGATGCGGACGGATTCTCCATCCTCTACTATCAGGACGTCGACTCGCTCGTCTACTGGGCGAATCAGGCCGCGTACCACTGGGGACTCCGGGGCATCGCCATCTGGTCGCTCGGACAGGAGGATTTAAGGCTCTGGGAGGCATTGCCAAAACAGACCGACACCTCATAACTTCATAAACCACACAGTTTTCCAAGGCTGTCAGCAATAACGCTGGCGACCTTATTTTTTACCAAAAATCAAAGGAGGGACATATTGATGAAGGAATTCTGGAACACAATTCAGCTCATCTTCGCCGCCATAGGCGGATGGCTCGGCTACTTTCTCGGAGGCTGCGACGGGCTGCTGATCGCGCTGATTATCTTCGTGGTCTGCGACTACATCACCGGCGTGCTCTGCGCCATCGCGGACAAGAAGCTCTCGTCAGCTGTTGGATTCAAGGGCATCTGCCGCAAGGTGCTGATCTTCATACTGGTCGGCATCGCCAACATTCTCGATATCCATGTGCTGGGACATGAGGGCGTGCTGAGAACGGCGATCATCTTCTTTTATATCAGCAATGAGGGCCTGTCCCTCACAGAGAACGCCGCGCACCTCGGACTGCCGATACCCGGCAAGCTCAAGGACGTGCTCGAACAGCTTCACGACAGAAACGACAAGGAGGAACAGTAATGGCATACAAGGGAATCGACGTATCCGTCTGGCAGGGAAACAGCATCAACTTTGCCAAGGTGAAATCATCCGGCATTGATTTCGTGATCATCCGCGCCGGATACGGAAACGGAAACAAGGATAAGTATTTTGATACGAACTATCAGAAGGCAAAAGCCGCAGGGCTCCACGTCGGCGCGTACTGGTACAGCTACGCCACGTCCGCAGCCGGAGCAAAGCAGGAAGCGCAGACATGCGCCAAGGTGCTCTCCGGCAAACAGCTCGACTACCCGGTCTATTTCGACATTGAAGAGAAGTCCCAGCTCTCCAAGGGGCGTGACTTCTGCTCAAGCCTCATCACGGCGTTCTGCACCGAACTGGAGAGCTGTGGCTACTACGCAGGTTTCTACACTTCGCTTTCCAGCCTGAACTCCGTGGTATCGGACGCTGTGAAGAAGCGGTTCACTGTCTGGGTGGCGCAGTGGTCGAGCAAATGCAGCTACTCCGGCGCTTACGGAATCTGGCAGTACTCATCCAAAGGCAAGGTCAGCGGCATCGGCGGGAACGTCGACATGGACTACTCCTACATCGACTTCCCGGCGGTCATCAGGAGCGGCGGAGTCAACGGATACGGCAAGAGCGTCACGTCAAACAGCACGACGAACTCGACCGCGAAGAAGTCTGTTGACGAGATTGCTTCAGAGGTCATTGCAGGGAAATGGGGCAACGGGACGAACCGCAAGAATCGTCTGACTGCCGCCGGATACGACTACAACGCCGTGCAGGCCAAGGTCAACGAGAAGCTCGGATCGACAGCCAAGAAAACGACGGCAACCTACTACACGGTTCAGCGCGGCGATACGCTCTCCGGCATTGCAAAGAAATACGGTACGTCCGTATCCGCGATCCAGAAGCTGAACAGCTCGCTTATCAAGAACGTGAATCTCATCCAGGTCGGATGGCGGATTCGCGTCAAATAACCACATCACTTCTAAAACCCGCTGGCTTTCCTTTCCCGGAAGGTCAGCGGGCTTTTTTCGTTTCTGCCGCCTTTTCTTACCTGAACACCCCATCAAAACGGCCTCCAAATGTCCGTATGGTGAAGGAGGCGAGCAACAGTGACGGAAGAACAGAAGAAGGAAATCATCGCGCTCCGCCGGAACGGGGACAGTTACAGGCAGATTGCAGACAGGCTCAATCTCACGAAGAATCAGGTTGTCTCCTTCTGCCGCCGCAAAGGAATGATCAAGCCAAAGAAGAACGAGCCCGCCAGGAGCAACCTCGGCGGCGATCCGAACCATTGCAGAAACTGCGGCTCTCCCATCACCCAGCAGCCGGGCAGGAAACCGGTCCTGTTCTGCTCAGGCAGGTGCTGCCAGGACTGGTGGAACCATCACCCGGAGAAAGTCCATCGCAGACCCGGAGCAATCTACCATTTCACATGCGCCCACTGCGGAAAATCATTCACGGCCTACGGAAACAGTCACCGCAAGTACTGCTCCCACGCATGCTACATCGCCGACCGATTCAAGGGAGGTGACGAGCATGAGTGACGAGCAGTTCGAACGGGAGAAG